TAGACCATTTAAGGTGAATATAATTAGGAGAAACATCACCTTTGATACTCACAAATTGTGAATCAACTGGATTAGCATCAAACGCATTTCCCGCACCGGCACGTATTGTTGCCCATGATTCGCTTACTCCGCTTCTTTCTACTTTTCCGTCAACAGCCGTACCCGACGCTGGATAAACCGTAAGAGTAGAAAACCCAAAACTTAGTTTTGCTAACGCCTCTACGCGGTCAAGCATCGCCCAGTCAAAGGCGTGCATTAAATACCATAACGGCTTAAACGCAAAATATAAACGCTTAGCGTATTTATCATGCGTTCTAAAATCAGTTGTTATTTCTTTTACTAAACCCTTGTCCGTTAAAAGTAATTTTTCGCCGTAACTAAAATTGCTCGGCTTAATGTTTGTTATTTTTTCGTTAAACGGACAGTCCTCTAACCGTATTCTCATCACCCACCTAAACCAACGCTTAGTTAAATCATTATTCAGTAACCACAACAAAGTAGTCTGATGTTTTTCAAACCATTTTAAGCCAAAGACTATGTCGCGGTTTTGCTCCATACTTAAATATTAAAATTAGTCACACTAACGTCCTCATACGGACTAAAGATGATTCGGTCATCGGGAAGAATATAAATGAAACTGCTCTTGCCTTCGAACTTATAACCAAAGACATAAATCGTTACTTTTCTAAATTCATCCGTGCCGTGATCAAAGCCATAACGCTTGTACTTATGAATCAAACGCATGCCCTCACGCCAGGGTAAGTCAATTCTTTTCTGCATTTTCGGGTCATCATAACGATACAGACACGCCATTTTTATTTTGTCTTGATCGACTTCACCTATCTGATGGAATGTTCCGTCAGCACCGAACTGATGTAATTCGGTATCGTCTTTATAAATAACACCCCAGACCCATGTTTCGGGTTGGACTGTTTCTTCTGCTCCGGTCTCTTTGTTTTTGAAAATATGTTGCATATGGATTTTTTAGTTAAAAAATAAAAGTCGGTTTTTAGCCGACTCTTATTGACATTGAGTTGTCGGCTATGGCCATTGAGTTGGCCAGATTTTAATTTGGTTAAGCTACTGCCGCCTCTGCGGCTTGTTCAATTTCTTTTCTCACTTCACCACGCTCCAATGCTTTTTCTTGAATCTTTAGAAAATGCTCGCCAAGATGTTCAGGATCCAAAGGAGTGAGTCCACTTACTTCGCACACGTGCGAGGCGTAGTCCTCATCGGATTTGAATTCTTGTAAACACTTTCCACAAATAGATTGAGACATAGGAGTTGTTTAAGCGGTTTCGTCGTACTGATAATTCATCGTCGACGTTGATCCTGCTACTGCCGAACCAGTCGTTTGAATCTGATGAACTAAATAGTCCGAGTAACCTGTCGCGGTTAATGAACCTGCCAATGAACCGGCAATACCTAAGTTAGCCGCCCCTGGATCAGCACTGGGCATGGTCTGGGACGCCGGAGTTGAAGTTGTTGCCACTGGTGTCGCAAACGTAGGCGCGCCCCCGTAGGAGCTCGTTCTGGCGTTTGTGAGATGCGTGGCGTTGGCGCCTAAAGCACCTGTTCGCCAAACTCTCAAATCGTCAATCTTAGACGAACCGCCCATAGCCGTCACGTGAAACCGTTGCCACTTTTCATAACTCTTGTTTCCCGGGATAATCGGATAAGCGACTGGATCCAATGCCGCGGCATCGGCCGCACCCATGTTAGCGTTAGAAATGTTATGAGTGATTATTTCACTCACGGTGTTGCTTTCGCAAATTTCTACTGTTGCTGCCATAGTTATTGTTTAAGTTTGGGTCGGGGAGGAATCGACTTATCCCTCCCCATAGATGACCCTGTTTATAATTTATTCAGTAACGTCGATAACCATGTAAGGGAACTTCACTTTCAATGTTCCATTACCGGCCGCCGCTTCGCCTGTACCACTCGCGCCAATTTTAATGGCCTGGTTTTCAGTCAAAGGACTGGAACCTGCGGGCGCACGCAAGACAGCGCTAAAACGTGAAGTATGAGCCGCTTCAATAAGGGCTTGAGCTTCAGCATCACTGTCCATATTGGCGTCGCCAACAAAGAGACCGTGATCACTATTTGCCCACGTGTAGGTTGCCGGAGTTGTTTCAGCGGGAATCATCGTCAAGACGACTGGTCCTGCTAAGACAAGCACCTTATTCGCACCTGGCGCAGGTACGAGCTCAACATCTGTCGCAACAAGGTTTTTAATCTGTTCCGAAGTAAGTTCAGCTTCATGAAAAATAATTTCGTGTTCTGTGTTCATAGAGTTGCTTGCTTTATTAGGATCTAACGCATCAATTTCTTCTTGCGTTAAAAACTTATAAGTATCACATGTTACATAGGCATCATCCAACTTAGCGTCGGCCAGTGTTTCCGGCGTAACTAATGGCGCACTATCATACAAAACAAACGTATCTGTCTGTGGATTAACTTCGGTAAAATGGGTACTAACATCACTGGCTAACGCCGGCGTGCTATAAAAACCATTTTCCGTAAACCTTTGTACATAATATCCTGCAGGCGCAGTAATGGTTACGTAGATATTCACCAATGAGTATGATTGTGGGTTGAACTGTAACATATAAAGGTTTAAGGGGCGGCTCGGAATCCCTGTCCTTGCGGACTAAGCAAAACCGCCCCTCGATTAACTTCCCTTAGGAAGCGTCGCCAGTCACCAAGACCGTAAAGGCCTTAGGCAAAGCGACAACATATCCGACACGTTCCTCAAGACGCAACGCGACCATATCTTGCTGAGCAAGGTTGATCTCTGTTTCACCATCGGTATCTGTAATAGTAGCTTCAGTCAAAAGCTTAGTTCTGATCTGTTGTTTATCGCCTAAAATGGCGGCTAATTTCAAGTTACCGAATCCGACTAATGGCTTGTTAACACCGGTCGTGTTCTTATCAGGTAGAATGTCATTCAATTCATATGGGAAATCCCAAATCGTTGCTGGCAAACCTTCTGACGGACGTTGATAAATGTAATTTTTATTTTCATCTTTCAACTTACGAATCTTACTGAGTACCTGACGGTTCAAGTAATACTTAGAACCAGGCAAAGCTCCCGAAGGAGTAGCGTCTTGCATATCAAGCAAATCATCAGCCGTGATATCGTTCACACCTTTACCCGCGCCCATTTCAACTTTATTGATATCGGCGTTGTTAAAGATACCTGTCCATGGAGTACCGACACCCATCAAGAACTGGAAGTCTTCTTCTTTAGCAATGGCTTCCTGGAACAACTCGGCCACAAGCTGAGTCAAATTGATGTTGCCGTCTTCTAAAATTTCTTCCGTGAACGGAATAATAGCAGCTAACTTTTTAAGAACCTGAGTGATCAAACCAAAACCTGGTTGACTTGAAACCTTAGCACCTTTTTCGTCTGTCCAAGTCACAATAATACCGGCACCCAAAGTAGGAATACGGCGTGAATTACCCGGTCCAGAGAACGGCAAGTAACGCATATTGCGTCGTGCTGTTCCAAATTGTGTTTGCGCAATGCGTAACACTTCGGCCATCAATTCTTCAGGAATCAAATAACCGGCTTTTGAATCGTCGCCATCAACGGCGGTCGATAAAGCTTTCTCATGATTTTTCAAGGCTGAGAAATCCTTGTGCATAAGAGCCTTCAAAAATTCTCGAGTTTCGAGCTTGTTTGGATCCTTGTCCTTTTTGTCTGACTCAATAGCAACTTCACGGCTGGCTTTCGCCTTATTAATAAACTTGTCTACCATGATTTCGGCAAGTTTTTCGAACTTCTTTTCGACATTCTTATTAATGCCGGAGTTGACGGCTTTCTGCACTAAAGTGCGTAAAGCTTTTTCGTCGAGGTCTTCATCTTTATTCTTTTCTTTTTCCTCGTCGTCATCTTCTTCTTCTTCCTCATCCTCATCTTCATCGGCCGCTTCATCAGCGTCGATTTCCTTTTTATACTTAGACTTTTGAGTCTCAGATAACAAGGAAATGTTGGACGTTAGTAAACCTTTTTCCTCATCGGTCAAAGATTTCAATCCGCCCTTCATGAACTTAGCGATAATTTTTGTTAAATCCATATCGTTGTTTAGTTTATAGGGTCTTCTTATCTCTAAGAAGTTTACGAACAACCGCATTAATTTTGCGGTTATGTCCTTGAAGACTGCCCGTCGCGTTCGGGGTTTCGACCTTGTTATTCTTGGCGCGAGTATCCGCCCTTAATTTTATATTTTTTTTAATACCTTCCTCAATCTTTTTTTCAAAATCTTTAGTCATTTTTTCAACTAATACTTTTTGCTGACGTGCCCGTACTTCCTCTTGCAATTTTTCAATTGGTGAAACATCAAGTCCCTTGCTCTTGGCCAAAGCCAAAGCGTTACCGGGAACATTCACTAAAGATAATTCATACAAAACATTTTCTTTCAAAATTACTTGATCGTTTTCTTGATTAAATTCTATTAACAAGTTATCAAAGCCGACTGAGACCGCTCTCATATATCGTCCGGCATAAAGCTTAAAGAGTGTCATAGCGAAATCGTATTCCTCCGCGGCGAACTTAACCGTACCTTCAAGCAATCCGTTAACAATCTCAATACGTGTTACCTGTCCAACAGCCGGTTGGTAATGATCGTGAACGAATAAGACAACAGGATTAATTTGAAACTCCTCTAGTTTCCAACCTGACTGGTCGATAATTTCACCTTGTCGATCAACATCAGGCGTTGAGAAAATAAAATCAATCTCGTAAGTCGATTCATTTACTGATTTTACTTTCGCGCTAAGACCTTTTTTGATAAGCTCTTTCATATTTTTTAGTATAGCATAAGTTATTGCTCGGGAGCAAAAGCCGGACCGAGTACGCATCGGCAATTTGGTTCTTGCGGATACATAAGACCATTTGAGAACGGACTTTCAACCGGAACAATCTCGCCACCTACTCCCATTTCGTTAGAGTGCTCATCTCGTACTCTATCATCACCGGCATTGATCCATTCTTTGTGCGTTGCCACGTCCGATTGCTTATATGCTTCGATAAATCCTTCATTGTTTGCCGCCGTTGATTCTGTTCGCGCAATTAAATCAGCACGCCAGGTCGGAAACTCTTTATACACTTCGGCAATCTTATCTGAAATTTGCGCCATGCCTTCACTATCACCAATCGCCTGAGCTAATACATTAGTTATTCTCTGACGCGTTGTTTTAGTAACACCTAAGCCGTATTGCTTAGCACGTTTTAAGATTGCTTTTCTAATTGCTTCACTAACCTGAAAACCATCATCTTTAGCATGACTAATTAACATGGCAATCGCTTCGTTACCAGCCATACGTAAAAACTCCTCATAAAACTTTGAGTGAAACTCCGCACTCTTAACGGCCTGGTCTTTATAGAAACTCTTAATCACTTCTTTCATACCTTGACTTAATGACTTTGTTTTGCTTTTAATATTTTGTTTAATGACATCGGTAAAAGCGATTCGTTCTTTTTCGGCGAAGTTATTAATCTCACCCTTAAAGCGTTCGGCTCGTTGCTCTATCTGAGAATTTACCACCTTGATATAACGCGTGCGTAATTCAAGGTCTTTTAGAATCGAACCTTTGCGGCGAGTATCATCCTTTGTTTTTTTATTCTTAACTCTCTTTGTTTCTTCATCTTTCTGATAATCAGCCATCAACATTTTCTTAACTTCCTCTTTCACAATAAACTTCTGCAATAGGGTCTGACGTCCTCTAAACATTTTAACTCTTACGGCGCGACGTTCGTTATCTTTTCTATGTTCCCATTCAGTTAATAATTTCATTTTCTGTTGATCACTTAATCCGCCCATTGATGTGACGTTAAATGGTAAGTATAAATCCCAACCACCATCAACCGGCGGCAAGTTTTCTTTCTGACGAACCTCGTTGATTAAAAGCCAACCATTCTTAATGCCGTTATCATAAACAAGTAAGGTCTGCTCTCTATTCTCAGGCGTTGGATCAGGGAAGTTAACAAATAATTCTTCACCAAAATCAGGAATAACAAGCATCTCGTTAATAACGTCGAAGATGTGTTCGGCAAACGGCCTAATATTTTCCGATAAGAAAATATACATGCCTGTTTCAGCGTTCGCTCGATTGACATCATCACTGACGGCCACCACTGACTTAGGAGTATTAAAGGCCACAAAGATATCATCTCGTGTGCCCTTAAGAGATTCGATATAGT